CAACTCAACCAACCAAGAAAACAGATCGTGATGGAGGATTTGGTAGTACTGGAGAATAGGCGAATGACATGTTTAAATATCTAATACTACCATTTATTGCTACTTCTGCATTAGCAGAATACAGACCGTTTGATGCAAGACAATCTTGTAATACGGTACAGTTTGTAGCAGAACAATCTGTTAAATACAAAGAAAAAACTTTATTTAATGGCAAGATGCTGCAACAACATGCATCTGGCCAAATGGTACCTTCTGAGTTTGTATTCACGGTTAATCAGGATACAGGAACATGGACTATGATTTCTTTATTCCCTAACGGCATTGCATGTATGGTAGCGAACGGAACAGAATTTGAACCGTATGTAGATTAAAGTTGTACTTTTGATCGTAAACGGTGTATAAATAATAGTAGGAATGCCATAATGGGTTCCTTATATTAATCTTGCTTTTTTAAGGAGAAACAAAATGAATACACGAACATTTAATACAGCTATGCTTAATGATCCATTCTTTATCGGATTTGACCGATTAGTAGATAGAGTATCAACCGCTGTACCAAATCAAAATAATTATCCACCATATAACATCGTAAAAACCGGCGAAGACCAGTACGAATTACAATTGGCTATCGCTGGTTTTAATTACGATGATTTGGATATTACTTTGAAAGATGGAACCTTAAGCATTGAAGGTAATCAAGATGCAGATGACGAGAAGAACTACATTCATAAAGGTATTTCAGCTCGCTCTTTCAGTCGTACGTTTACTTTAATGGACACTATCGTAGTGAATGGTGCTGATCTTGATGCAGGAATTCTTAGCGTGCATCTCGAGAACGTAATCCCAGACGAGAAGAAACCTCGTACAATTGAAATTAACCGAAGAGAACCAGAACTTCTTAAAGGTTAACTATTTTACAGTGATAGGGAGGCTTTCTTGGCCTCCCTTTTTTATAATGGAGGCCAAATGAAATATATAATTGATATTGACGGAACTATATGCCAAGAAGTCTATTTTATGGATGGAAGTGGTAAAAAAGATTATGCTAATCACATTCCTATGCACGACAGAATTGCAAAAGTAAATGCATTATACGATGCAGGACATACTATTAAGTATATGACTGCAAGAGGATGTGTAAGCGGTATAGATTATTGGAGACTAACTAATAATCAACTCGTTGAATGGGGCGCAAAGTTCCATGAACTGAGTGTTGGCGAAAAAGAAAACTATGATATTTGGATCGATGATAAAGCATTTTGGTCTGAGAACTTCTTTCGCAATACTGGAGAATCATATGAGTAAAATTCAAGAAAAACTAAACGGTATCATGGACGAGATCCAAGCACTTATGGAATCACATCCAAGAGCGCACCTTGAAGAAGGTAGTAATATTCATACACTGATGGCTTCAGCAGGATTATACTTTGCGCACATGGATGATGAAAATAGAGATTACTATCAAATTATCCAAACGGCAATAGAAGATGAATTGGAGTGGAACTTATGAGTAAATGGCATTATCAGTTAATGAAACGAAACTTTGATGGCGAGGATAACTATGCCATTCATGAATACTATCAACTAGACCACGGTGACGGGTGGTCAAACGATCCAGTCTCAATAGATGGTGACAGTATTGAAGATGTTAAAAAAATGTTACAAATGATGCTTAACGACATTGAAAAACACGGAGTAAAAGATTATGGATAATGTAGTAAAATTTCCAGTACCTGAAGTTCTTAACGAAGTCGACTTACAATTTCGTGAACTTGAAGGACAACAACAGTTAATCAATGAACAGCGTAAACTAATAGAAACCATTCAGAAAGATAAAGGAGAGTCTGATGACTAGATTTATCGCAGCAATGGATCACAGCGGAGGTTCAACTGGCGGTGTGTTAGAAAGATATGGTCGTGAATATGACGAACATAACAAGATGGAACGAGTACACGAAATGAGATTACGCATGGTTAATAGCCCTGCGTTTAATGATCATACGGTTTGGGCAGCAATTCTCTATAAAGACACAGTCACAAGAGGAATGGTTAATCTTCTCGATGAAAAGGGCATCGACTCGTTTCTAAAGATTGACGATGGCTGCGACGAAAACGGAATGCTTAAGCAATTCCCAGTAAAACAAATGTGCGAATTCGCTACAAACGGTTTGGGTAAACCGATATATGGCACAAAGATGAGAAGTATTATTAAAGACATTAATGCTGTCGACGCTATTCTTAAGCAGCAGTTCACGTTAGCCTGGACAATACAGGAATATGGACTAATGCCAATCATAGAACCAGAAGTGCCCATTGATCACCCAGACAAAGAATTAATAGAGCAAGAATTATACGAGCTTTTAGAAGAATATCTACACGCAAGAGATTGGAAATGTATTCTTAAACTAACACCCCCCGAAGTTCCAAACCTTTATCACAACCTAACTGTACATCCTACAGTTGACAAAGTTGTGTTCTTGAGTGGTGGTTATGCGACTGCAGAAGCATGTCGTAGATTATCTATGAACAACGATATTAGTGCGAGTTTTAGTAGAGCTTTAAGTGAAGGTCTGTATCATAATCAAACTGACGAAGTATTTAATGCAAGAATAGCTCAGAATATTAAAATGATCAATGAGGCCTCCTCAATATAATTAAAAAGGTTGACATTTTACCCGAGTGTGATAGAATGGTACTTGGGTATTAACTTATATAAGGAGAAAATAATGTTAAAAAACAAAGACCCAAGTTTATATAATGAAGACTTGGCTCCCATTCCAGAAAATAAACGTACATGGGGTGCGTTTGAGATTTTTAACGTATGGTCGAATGACATTCAAAGTTTGTTCGGTTATACGTTAGCTGCATCTCTATTCATCTCATTCGGGCTAAACGGTTGGACAGTATTTGCTGCCATCATGTTAGCTGGTCTTTTTGTAATGTGGTTAGTCAATTTGATGGGTGAACCAAGCGTTAAATACGGTATCCCATTCCCTGTTATGGCTCGTTCGAGCATGGGGGTAAAAGGTGCAAACTTTCCTGCTGTGGCCCGCGGAATTGTAGCGATCTTTTGGTATGGTGCGCAAACATATTTTGCATCTACCGCAGTTTCACTACTAATATCTGCGCTTGCAGGTGGAAATGGTGAACCTGTATTACTAGGAATGAGTAGCATCGATTGGGTATCATTCCTATTCGTATGGGCATTCCAAGTGTATTTGTTTTGGAAAGGTATTCCATGGATTACCAAATTCTTGAACTTCGCTGGTCCTTTTGTTTATGCAGTAATGATTGCTTTGGCTCTCACTATTTGGGTAAAAGCAGGTTCAGGACTTACTACAGAAATGGGTACAATCTTTGAAGGTACGGGCGATTATGTAGGTTCATCTTTCTCAGCATTTGTAGCTATCGTAGGAACAATGATTGCTTACTTCGCAGCTGTTGTGATTAACTACGGAGACTTCTCACGTAATGTTAAATCACAATCTGCAATGAAAAGAGGTAATTTAATTGGTTTGCCATTGAATATTGCTTTCTTCTCGTTAATCGCGCTTATCGTTACTTCAGGCGTGATTGCACTTACTGGTGAAGCAATTACAAGTCCAACTGATATTATTGCGATGGTTGATTCATTGCCATTGACTATTGTCGCAGCTATCATGTTCTTTGTAGCAACTGTTGGCATTAATATTGTTGCTAACTTTATCCCACCTGCGTATGATATTGCAAATCTATATCCATCTAAGATTAGTTTTAAATTAGGCGGATTGATTACATCAGGTTTTGCACTTATTATTGGTGGATTGTGGGTATCAACTATCTCACAATTAGGTATCTTCGGATTTGTTAATACTCTTGGTGCAGTACTTGCTCCAATCTATGGTATTATGATGGTCGATTATTACATGCTTAAGAAAGGCAAATTAAACGTAGAGGAATTATTCTCAGCATCTGAAGATGGAGAATACTACTATGACAATGGTTGGAACAAAAAAGCAATGGTTGCTTTCGTAGTACCAGCTGTATTCTCAGTAGCAACAGTATGGGTCGGCTCATTAGCATTCCTATCAGGTTTCTCTTGGGTAATTGGTGCCGCTCTTGGCGGTGCAGTTTACTTTGCAATCACTAAGAAATAAAACAAACAGCGGTAGCATTCGTGCTACCGCTTCAATATAAGGAACTAATAGGATTATATCATGAAAGACTTTATTTTAAATAGCTGGAACCTAGTAATGGATTATGAAAAGAATCCGTTAAGTAACATTCCTTCTCTACCAGTACGACATATGATTATGCAAGTACTTGCTTGGATGTGGGTGATTGTATTCACTATCGCAACAGGTACGTGGGCATATGCTGGTATGAATGTTATTGTACATACTGTATTAATTGCAGGGATTGTTTTAACAGTTGCTGTATTTGAAGCTGCAAAGCGTAAGCCTAACGTGTTTAACGCATACAGCGGCCGTGGTCGTGGAGGTGAGCATGAGTAATGAAACCTAATGATAAATTTAAACTTACAGTACGAGACGTTGAACTAGTAGAACGTGCTCTACAAGGTAAAATATCAAGACGAGCAATGAGTGTAGCAATGGATCCTGATAGTGTATACGCTGCAGAACTGCAAGAAGAGATTGATGAAATGCGAGATCTATTAGGTCGTATCCATCATCAAAAAGTTTGGTATTCGCCAAAAGATGGTAGGTTCCAAGGCGGAGGATAAATAGAACGTTACGTTAAGTAACAACACACACAACACAAAGGAGATTATCATGACTAATAAAAACCCATTTGAAATTCGAGCAGATATGCTTGGACTTGCTAAAGACTATATGGATCAACAATACCGTATGAATATCCAGTTCGCTGAGAACATGATGGAGCAAGGAAAGAAAACTGTAGAAGAAGTCAAAGAATCTTATAAGATGTATTCTATGGATGAGTTGATGGAAAAAGCTAAAGAGATGTATTCTTTCGTTTCTAAAAAAGATTAATTTAAAATAAAACGAAATTAAATTGAACGGGGGGTTTACACTCTCCGTTTTTTCGTATATACTGATTCTAGAAACTAAAACAAGGATTGATCAAATGGCAGATACAGTTTACGTAGTTAAAAAAATCGAAGAATTCTCAGATCGCGATATCGCACAAGGTCGTATTAACGGTGTTGATATAACTAAGCCTAAAATCATCGGATCATTTGACGGTATGTATTCTGCTTATAGTTTAGCTCGTAAGATGACTAAAATTCATCGTCAAGTTTGTGATCAGTTTAATAAAGAGTATTATGTATCTTATAAAGTAGAAAGAGTTTAAAATAAAGGTTGACATTTAGAAATAACACGGTATAATGATTCTATAGTTAATTGAAAGGACTATAATATGAGTAATGAAATATCATTCGGTATTAGCTTAGGTGCTAAAGCAGAATACACTTATTCTGAATTGAATAATTTTATTGAATGTGCTGAAGGCATTGAACCAAAATCTTTAGAAAAAGATTACGTATCTTTTCTAGAAGATGTCTTAGCAGGAAAGATCAAGCGCTCAACATTAGTTGATGTAGAAGTGCTAAAAGTCTTTCAATCAGATCTTGATAATCGAGCAGATATCGATTATAGAGAAGGACATTGGGATGATGAACCCGATATCGTAGCAGGCGGCAAATACTTTGCTAAAGTCGCTGGAAAGCTTAAAGCTCATATAGCAAAATCAGCCTAAAATAAGGGAGCTTCGGCTCCCTTTAACTTAGCAGATAAGGCAATCCTTTTGCCGCACCAAATCCTTCACCACCACCACCACCGAAGGTTAAGACGTTCATTTCAGTATTTGTTTTAGCACCTTGTACAGTTTGTAAAAATGGAGATACTGTTTGCGGAGCATTAATTAGTAACTGAGAGTTTCCAAAACTTAAGCCACCAGCATTACCTACAATATCAAGAGAGCTTTGAGATATTGAACCAGCAGAACCTGGTGTAATCTCTTTAATTCCAAAGTTTTTCATAGCGCGCGTAGCATTATAATCGTAACTACCCATAGAACCTCCACGGTATATGTGTGCTTGATCAGCGATAGCATCTAACGCATTCAATTCGTGACCAATAGGAACTGAACCTCTTTGACCATTGAGTCTAGCAGAACCATAACCAACTGGTTGTTGTCTTCCACTTAAAATCTTTGCTACCTTCGCGTTGCCTGCTTTCTTCTCTGCTGAACTTATTTCTTCTCCCAACAGATATTTTATAACGTAATAACCAATAGCCTCTCCACCGAAACCTCCTAAGATAGAGCCTACTAAAGCTCCTGCTGGAACAGTTATCCACGCAAGAGGACCGCCTAATAAGCCAGCTGCTCCGCCTGCAACCATTCCGCCTCCTGCTCCAATAATACCGCCTATATGACCAGCTAGCATAGCCATTCTTTCATCTTCTGACATGTTACTTTCTGACATTATAGCCATTAATATGACAAGATCTGCAACCTTAAATGCTACATTTAATTTTCCTAAAAAGTCGAAAAGCTTTGTTAATAGCTTTTTCATTTTAGGGCTATTAAGTTTTTTAAGAGCTTCATTCAGATCGCTGGGTTTAACTTTTGCATTAGGATCAGGCGCTGAATTAGCGTTTGCAGCAGCGTAAGCACCTCTGTTTAACTCTCCAAATTTACGTGGATCTCCTCGGCCGCTACTCATTGGGCTTGAGGTTCTATTAAAACCATCTCCCATTCCACCCTGCACTTTTTGATTTCCATTGGGAAGATAAGGCGATTCTGGTGTTGTCATTTTAAAGTTAAAGTTATTAGGACCTGAAGGAGTTGTTAATTTAGGTGGTAAATTAGTATTAACACCAGCGTCACTAAAAGTACGAACACCACCCAGGCCAGAATCCATAGTATTGAATTTAGAGCCAGATCCTAAATCATCAATGCTTGTAACAACCTTTGGTTTATTTAAATTGTCTAATATTGTTTGGTTTTTTGCCAGAATATCGGCTTGTTGTTTTATGATTTTCTTTTGATTTTCAGTCATTTTACTTGCATCAATTTCTGAATCTTGAAGAAGCGTATTATTCCTTTTCATGATTGCATTAGCAATTCTAATACTGCCCATTGTTATAGCTAAGCTAAAGGGAATTGACGCTACTGCAAGAAGTATTTTAGTAATAATACTATTACGAACATTATCAATATCTTCTTGTAACGATTTAAAAGTTGTATTCATGTCTGCGATGTTTTTGTTCATGGCATCGAGGCTTGTCTTGAGTGATTTTGGATCAAAATCTTTTAGAGATTTACCCATATCACCGATCTTTGACTCTAGTGATGAGAAGGATCCACTGTATTTTTCATCAATAAAACCTTTGAGAACGTTGTAACCAGCTGCAGCTCCAAGCATACCAGCACCTAATTTTGCAGCTCCGCCTAACATTCCGCCTAATGAAATCTTTTCAAGTCTATCGCCCATCTTTTCAATGGCTTTATCTGTTCTATCACCAGTTTCTTTTACGGCTGCAACTTTATCAGTTCTTTCTAAGTCAGCAAAGTCAGCTTCTTGTTTAGCTCTTTCAGCATTCTGCTCGATCATATTAGTTTGAATTGCGAGCATATCTCTTTGAGCAGTAGAATTTCTGGCGATAACATCGAATACCTTGTCGAACTTTCTCAGTTCTACTTTAACAGAACGAAGTGAATTCGTACCTGAATTACGAATTAATTGACCTTCGGCTTTTAACCTGTCAATAATTGCTAGTGTTTCTTCTGACATTTGAGCCATGTTTTAAGCCTTTGTTCTACGTAGTTTCGTTCTGTTGTTCAATATAATCAACTAACATTCCAAAGTACAAATCACGTTCGTATGGTATCATATCTTCTATTTCTGCTATTGAATATTTATGATGCTGCGCCAACATGAATATAACTTTATAATACTCTTGGAGAGTATTGTGGAGCAGCATTACATAAAAAAAGTCTTCATACCCTCCATGACGAAGGTTTGTTCTTTGTCTTCTTTATTAGTGTATTTCATTTCGTGTCTCATTACTGGCATCGTCTCAAAGAATTTTTGAATACCTCCAACAACATCACTCGATACACCATCCATAAAATTATCAATATCTTTTTCTGTGTAGTCTTTAAACCAGTGTACTTCATCTTCTGACGCAATACGTTCTAAGCAAGCTGTCATAACAAAATAACTTGCTAAAGGATCGTTTGGCGCTAATTCCTGAATTTTGATATACTCATCAATAGATGGATACTTCAAAAACAAAGTGTATTCTTCATTGATCTGTATCTTATTCGTGTGTTCATCAGCTTTCGTGACTTTTACTTCATTCAAATCAAGTTTTAATTCTACTTCTTCGTCCGTATCAGGATCATTTATATTGAATGAAATTTCGTTATTAACTGAAACAGATCTAATCATCAGAATAATATACTCTAAATCAAACATCGCTATTTCATTAATATCAATATCAATCAAACAATTGTTAACTACCTGTCTTGCAGCAAGTATTTCTTGCATTCCATCATCTGATTCTTGCGCAACTAAAAGTATTTTTTCTTCTTTAACAGTAAATGGTCTATACTTGATAGGATTTCCCGTAGAAGGAAGAATCATCTCACGTATTGGTAAGTCAATTTTTGGTAAACCCATAATCTATCATCCTTTAAAATATATTTTTTATTTCATTAATTCTGTTACTAATGTTATCGAAGTTATTAGTAACTCTTGTGTATTTGTTAACAGAGTCAGTAATAGATCGCGGAACAAGATCCTGACCGATCAACTGGCCAAAATCGCCAACAGCATCGATTAGACCAAGTATACCGTTTCCTCTGCTATAACGAGATGTTGGATTACCAACTCTTTCTCCGCTAAACTGAATTCTGTCGTATTGGAAACTTATTGGCAATGTAGAATAACTATCATTTGCTTCCCAAGCTAAATCAACATCACCTAACATTCCTGGAAATCCACCATCTAATATTGTTTCGTAATATCTTCCGCTGCTAAGATAATCCGTCGAATAAGCTTTGATTACAATACGGCACGCGTAATCGGTTTTATATCCTATTTCAAACGGCAAAGACCCATCTACTTCAGAAAATGAACCGCCTGCTGTTGAATAGTTTACAACTCTCTGAGCCCAAGAATGAAAGAAACTTAAAATTTTGTGATCAGAGTCTAGCATAAAGATAGCTTGCACTGGTTCAGGGTTTAAGTTTGATGGGAACATTTTACGTTGTTGACCAACAGCTTCGTAAGAATTTAATCCCATTGTTATGCCAGGAATAGCTACGTTTTTACAAAAGAAAGAAAGATCTCGTGTCGATACTGAAGAAGTATTAACCGGAAAATTAATTATCTGTACCTCAAATAACGATTGGCGCATAGGACCGCCAAAGCGATCTATTTGTGATTTGAAATCTGATATTTTAAAGGTCATTTTGATCCTCTTATAATCTTTCTTGAGTCTTTGAAGACTTGTGCTTGTGTAGCACCAACAAAGCGTGCTGTAGGTAAGAATAGTGCAACGTCCCACTCTGAGGCTTGAATATGCACTAACCGCGTTTTTAGTTGTCCTGTCAAATAATGTTTTACGCACGGTTTAAACATTCTAAATTTAGAAGCGCTGTTTAAAATATCATAGTTTAATTTTAGTTTTGTTGTTTCATTATAATATTTGTTATTGGCAGTTTCATATAGTGCATCCATTAACTTAGCTCTTAAGGGAGGAGGTAAGTAATGCATGTTAATTCCAAGGAAACCACCCTTTGCTCTATTTATCGGAAAAATCAGAGGATAGTTGTCATAGTAAGGAAGTGTAGCTTTATGTTTAGGATCATAGCGGAACATATACATGTTACCAAGTCTAAATCTGTTTTCGTAACGGTCACGACCCATTTCTTTTAGTATTTTATCTGGGTCTGCCTTAGACTTAGTTATGGTTTTCGCTTCTGTTCGATACCATTCTCTCGCTTCTGCGGTACGAGCAGGTATTTGCCCAGCTCTAACACCTTTTAAAAGGATGTCGTCAAATATTTTTGCTACCATTATTTAAGTCCTAGTTCGTGTTCTGTGTAAATTTCGAAAGCCCAGTTTCTTTGCGAACAATACGCTCTGGCTGCTTTCCATTTGGCTTCGTTAATTCCATACGTTTTTACCTCGTTGAGGTACCTTCTTGATAATCTGCCAGTGGCAGTGTTTTTCTTGCTTCTATCAGGCGGCTTTGTCTGTGCCTTAGGTTTAATTTCGATCATCAATGTCTTTTGTTCTCCATTTGCAAGTTTTCTATGTAAAACCACATCTGGAAAATACCTATGCCTTCTCCCGTCTATAGGAGAAACGTAAGGAACCACGTATTCTTCACTTGCCCACCATATAACGTCAGAATGTTCATCAACCCATCTAAAAAATTTAAATTCCCACATGGAACGATAAATAATCTTAGTTGGATCACCTTTGTACTTAGTCGGGTTTTTGGGTCTAAACCTACCACTATATGCCACACTGTACTCCATTATTTAGTATAAATAAGATTATACAGCTATTTATAAAGAAAGAGGCGGATTACCATGGCAAAGAGCAGCAGCAGAGTAGAGCTCTATAGGCGCAGAAAAGAAGCATCATTTTCTAATTCTTACCAGTGTTTTCCAGAACAGCCTCATCCACATAGCTGTCTTTTGGTCTTTAAAGAATTTGATTATTCTCCTATTAAAGCCGCTTCTAGTCCAACAGGTTTACGTACTATATTTCAAAGCGCGTTTGGTGAAAGAGCGAGTGGTGTACATTTAAGAGGATCCTCATCTATAGAGTTACCTTTCCCCAAAGCTCTGACTGATGGTACCAATTTAAGAATTAACTCTTTTGAAAGAGATCCATTTACTGAAAATATTGCTGGTAAGATTAAGTCATTTATGGACGGTAACGGTGCTGGAGCCACGACAAGCGACATACCTGGATTACTACAAGGAATGGGAGCTTCTATGGCTTCTGCTATGGGAGGCGGCAAACTTGGTTCAGGAATGAACGAGTTAGCGTCTAAATTTCTTGGTAGTGATCTTAAAGATGTTGCAACTGCTGCTCAGTTTCTTTTAAGAAAACAAATAGGTGCAATAGGCGGAGATATTGGAAGATCAATCGATCTTGTAACTGGTCAAACAATTAACCCAAGAGAAACTTTATCGTTCGAAGGTGTTAATTTGAGAACGCACCAACTTAGCTGGGATTTATATCCAAGTTCTAAAACAGATTCGCAAAGAATTAAGAATATTGTTGATATGATTAAAAGAAAATCTTTACCAGAAGTTACTGATATTGATGGTGTCCCTAAGGCATTCTTACAATACCCATCTGTCGTAGATATTTTTTTACTAGGAGTTAACTCAGAACATTTTATTAAATACAAAACATCTATGGTAACAGAATTCACAGTTGATTACGGCGCAGGTGGCGGTGTTGCTATTATGACAGGCGGTAAACCAGCAGGAGTAAATATCGCTCTTAACCTGACAGAATTAGAAATTGAAACGGCTCACGATTATGGTGCTGTTGGTAACGAGCCTTATGTATCACAAGTTGACTTAGCAGACTTCGATCCGGTTGTTTCTGCCGGAGGAGGAGGAAAATAATGACGAAATACTTTGAGCAATTTCCTTTAATAGAATATGAAGGTAAACTAGTAAGAGATATTACGAGGCGCACAAACTTTACAAAAGAAGTTTCTAATAATCCATTGCTGTATATGCCTTATACAGTAAAAGAAGGCGAAAGAGCAGAAGACATCGCAGAATTCTATTATGGTAGTACTGATTTTACTTGGGTCGTATACTTTTCAAACCACATAATAGATCCTTACCACGATTGGCCTAAATCTGAAGCGGACTTTAATAACTATTTAATCGAAAAATACGGAGAGCAATCTGGTCTTGTTGGTGAAGACATTGTTGATTGGGCACGAGATGATAATCCTGAAAACATCTTATACTATTATAAAGAGGTATAATCATGGCTGTTGATATTGTAAAATTAGCTCCAGAATCGTTTCGAACGATCTATCTTCGTAAAGAAGATCGCGTTATCTTGCGCACAGAACAAGGTCGCAAAATTATTATTAAACGTATCATTCCAGATGAATGGAAACCTTGGAGAATTTATGACCAAGAACTTGTGGAAAATAATAACAAAAAAGAAATATTCCTTGTTGACCGTTCATATTTACCTCAGGTTGCCGAATCTTTTAAGAAAAGTACAAGAAGTAAATAATGTCAGAATTTAATCCAAGTTCGGCTGATATTTCAACTGCGATAATTAAGAATGACCTTGGTCAAACGAAGGATATTGCTTCATTAATTGTAAGCTTCGAGTTAGAGCAGTCTCTTGATACTATGGCTTATTCTGGCAAGTTAAAAGTTTTAGATACAATAGGCTTTATGGAAACTTTTCCATTACGAGGCGAAGAACAAATCAATATAAAAATAACAAGTATGGATCTTGCAACTGAAAAGAATTTAGTTACACAAGTGCATTCTATCGATAGTATAGTTCCTGGAGAATCTGCAGGATCATTACTATACACTATACATTTTCTTTCAAAAATCAGTTACGAAGCTTCTAAAAGAAAAATTACTAAATCTTATACAAGAAAAAGCATGGACCAGATTGCAAGAATTATGTTTGATTTGTATTTCGCAAAACTTGGTGATAAAGATTATTTAGACAAGTATGACAGAACTAAGACTTTACCTTATGCGGCATATCGTATGCCTATTATATCAGAACCAGAAAGAAGTTTCTACTTACAACCAACTGCAAATATGTCAGATATAATTATTCCTGACTTTATACCTACTGAAGCCATGGATTTCATTCAAAATTTAAGTTTTCAACCTGAAACTCCATCTTGTTCTTTTAAATTCTTTGAAACAATAGATAACTTTTATTTTGTGACTGATGAATATCTTATTAATAACGCAAGAAGAAAAGATTTAATTGATCTGTTTTACACGCCAGCATCATCTATCGATCCAAAACAGCCGTTAGATCAGATCAATAGAGTAAATCATTTAGAAATTGCTTCTCGTGGCATGAATACAGCAAGCGATTTATTCAGCGGAGGTTATCATAGCAGAGTAACTGAGATAGATCTTGTAAGAAAGAAAATCGTTCACAATAATTATAACTATGATAAGAACGCTAATTTTACTGATATGTCAGGTAATCCAAGAAACTTGGAAGATGATCCTCATACAGAAAGTTTTAGAAAATCTACTTTTACAGAAGAGAACGCAAAGAATTTTCTTGTATTTAAAAACTACAATCAAAACGGAGACATTCCAGGTTCATTACATACAGATAGATTTATACCTTCTATAGTATCAAATAAGCTAGCTTATCAACATCATCTAAAACAAACAACTTTAAATGTTGGTATGAAGGGTAGGCTTGATATTATGCCTGGCATGATTGTTAATTTTTCTATTCAAACTTTAGACTCTATATCAAAACCAAGTGCAAACGAAACATTATCTGGAAAATATCTTGTGCACAGTACAAAGCACGTAAGAGATGATAGCGGTACTTTAAATACTGCGTTAAGACTCAACAAATTTGGTTGGAGTAAGGGTGACATTAATGGCTGATTACGGTGTAGGAATTAGAGATCCTTTATTCTTTATGGGAGTTATTGAACATAATGTAGATCCTAGAAAAGAAGGTAGAGTTAAAGTAAGAGCTTTCGGTATTCACGGCACAGTTGCTGATATTCCTACTGATGAATTGCCGTGGGCAATAGTCGTCAAAGGTGATTATGATCCAAACGGATCGCCAAACTTCGGTATGCCTGCTGTTAATAGTTGGGTATTTGGTATGTTTCTAGATGGTAGAGGTGCACAACAACCAATGGTTTTGGGTTTAATACCAACACAAACTACTCAACCCGTTAATCCAACAGAAGATGGATACGGTAGAATTCCAGAAAGAAATGGCGAATTATTAGCTGGAGGATCAGCACCAGAAGATATGGGTCAACCTCAAAACAATAGATTATCTCGCGGTGAAAACGTTGATGAAACGTATGTTACAGATCTTGAATCAAATCGTATAGAAGATGTACAATTCGCAGGTGATCCTGAGAAAGTATGGTCAGAACCAAACTCGGGTTATGATGCAGAATATCCGTTTAATAGAGTATTTAAATCTGGTAATCATACAATAGAATTAGATGATACTCCTAACTCAGAGAGAATTATGATATGGCACAAAGAAGGTTCTTATATCCAAATTGATTCTAGAGGGACAGTAACCAACAAATCAACATCAGATCAGTACGATGTTATAGATAAGAACTCTCACGTTATTATTGGCGGTGCTGGTTCAGGCTTTAGTACTGTTACGATTAACGGCAATTCTTATGTTAAAGTAAACGGCAACAAGATCGAAGAAATAACTGGAGACCTGCAGACGTTAGTACATGGAAATCATTTACATTCTGTTGGTAATCAATATACAATGGTTGCTGGTGTTCAAGCTCAAATGAGGTCAGCTGACCTTAAATTAGAAGCAAATGTAGGTACTATGTCTATTAAAGCTGAAAAAGAAATGCAAGTTTCTTCTGGCGAAGGGCTATACGTTAAATCTGATAAAGTTTGGTTAGAAGCATTAAGCACTTTAAATATATTAGGTAATGAAATATTTGTTAAAGGTACTTCTGAAATTGATATATTTAGTGCTGATATCGCGATTCAAGGAGAAACGTTTAATATTAAAGGAGATGCTGAGTTAATTTTAGGTTCTGATGGTAATGTGCACGTAAACGGTACAACAGTTTATATTGACGATTATGTTAGCATGGCTGAGGGCGGAGCTTCTTCTCCTGATGATGCTGCGCAGGCTGAAGCATCAAAAGATGCATCTGCAATTGAAGCTCCAGAACCAGTAGTTCAAAATACAAGCATTATGCCAACAACAGAGACCGGATCACAGGGTTCTGGCGGTCTTGTATCGCAAGATGACGGATCTGAAAATGCAACTTCTGCACAATTATATGATTCTAAAACTCCTTCAACAACAGTTACTCAAGGTGCGTTAACACCTTTACTTGATTTAATTAATAGCGTCGAGTCAATAAAATACGGTTACGACTCAATATATGGTGGAATACCAACATATCTTCATCCAATAAAACCTGTAACGCAGATGACTATACAAGAAGTATTAGATTGGCAAGAGTCAATTGATCAAGCTGTACGTTCTGAAGCTGTAGGAAGATATCAAATTATTGAAGATACACTTCGCGGAACAAATAACAATGATCCTGATTCACCAAGAGGACGAACACTTTATTCGAAAGCTGGCTTAAGTGCTTCAGATAAGTTTGATCCTGCAAATCAAGATAAACTCGCTATCGCATTGATCGAGGGAAGAGGATTAAATCGTTATATGGAAGGTAAACTATCTGTAGAACAATTTGCTAATAATCTTGCTCACGAATGGGCAGGTTTACCTTTAGTTACAGGACCAAAAGCTGGTTCTGGTGTTTACGATGGTGACGGTTTAAACCAAGCTAAAGAAGGTATCGTGCAATTATTCTTGAGCGTGCTTAGAGATATTAAAACAAGAGAAACTGCAATTATTAGCGGGGGTGCAGGATAATGAGCATTGATAACTGTTTACTACCAGACGAAACAAGAGTTGAGATAACTTCTTCTACTCCAACTTATAACATGAATGGGGAGTTTACTCTTTCACAGATTGATGTATTCGAAGCAGGTTTCAAAGAGAATATTACTGCTGCAGCTAAAATTGATCCTATTACTGCTGCTGTCGAAAAATACGGTTCTGATACTTTCTATAATAATCTTAACATTTTAAACACCACATTAAAGACAGCTGGTATAGTTCTACAAGTACCAACATATACGACATTAAATGAAAGATTAAAGGTTGGTGCTATAACACCATTTGAATTTGCACAATATCTTTCAGATTATAGTACATCTCCTACTGGCGCTAATTATCGTGCAAGTACTGAAGCACCTAAGTTTTTAAAATCTTTAGATGATTTCTATACAGAATCATTTGCAGACTCAGTCATGGGTGGATTTTGTTCTTTAATGCCTAATATATTTGGCGCGATAGGAGGTTTCTTCTTTCTGATTGGAGAAGTGGGAGGATTAATTGGAGATGCTCTATCGTTTATTGCTAAAATAAGAAATATCAAAGACCCAATTAAAGCTTTATTCGATGCCATTAAGGTTAAAGCACTTATTGAAGCAATTAAAGCAAAAGTAACAAAAGCAGTTATGGGAGCTGTTAATAAAATTAGAGATGCTATTGCTTCATTTGATATATCAACGGCTTTAAACGACGTTGTAACAGCAGTTCAGAACGGCGTTGGAAAGAAAATAACAGAATTAAAAGAGTCAATCACAAAGTTTTTCTCAAAAGAAAATATGGAAAAGATTGAAAACAAAATCAAGGGAATGATTGATTACGCAGTATCATTATTTGATAACCCATCTATTTCTGAAATACAATTCCTTATCGCAAGAATTTGCGGATTTGCAGCAGGTATCGAGTCTATTGTTTCTGGTCTTAAAAAGCCTATGGATAATGCAGTAGATAGATTTATCAACACGGTTAAAGTACTAAAAAGTGCGTCTGGCATAGCACAAGCTGAAACTATAAGAGCTGGAGCTATACGTTTTGACGAGACAGCTCGCATGATTCTGATAAATAGATCTAAGGAACTTTTTGCTGATGCTGGTAATATTCAAAAAGGTACTATCCAAGAATATAAAAATGTGCCAAGGTGGGATGATATAAAAGATAATGCTCATGATAAAATAAGAATCGCGGGTGGATGGGTTAATATACTCAAAGAAGACGGTTGGAACAAAATGGATATTGACTTCAGAGTTTTACTAATGAGGCTACAAGCTAAAATGGTGTCACAAGGTATTACTAACGGCCCCGTTACTCTAAATTCAGGGTGGAGAAGTCAGCAGTATAATAAAACATTAGACGGCTCTGCGGTAAATAGCATGCACCTTATTGGTAAAGCAGCCGATTTAAAATGGCCAGGATATAGTAGAAATAGCGAAAACACAATAAAATTTGTTGGGTTAGCAAGGAGTATGGGTTTTGGTGGTATAGGTTATTATAATACTTTTATACATGTAGACGTCGGCCGTACTAGAAGCTGGTAATAGGAAAAAACAGATGGTAGTAGCATTAGTTACAGCAAAAGCAAAAAAGATTAACATTTACTCAGATTTTAAAAAGAATCTTGAAGTAAGTCCTATATCAGACGATTTAACTTTGTTTAAAGACGAAGACGCAGTTAAAGAGTCGATTAAAAATTTATTACTCACCGATCGCGGTGAAAGACTTATGCAACCTAACATCGGTGGCAATATCAGAGCTATGCTCTTCGAGAATATCACGCCCGGTGTCATGACTTTGATTGAAGATCAAGTCAGAACGTGCATAGATTTATATGAGCCAAGAGCAGAAGTAATAGACGTAGTAGTAACTTCTAATATAGACGATAACGTAGTCAAAATTAAAGTTCAGTTTTATATAAGAAACAACCAACAACCTATTTCTGTTGACGTATTTCTAGAGAGGACCAGATAGATGGTTAAACTTAATATTTCAGAGCTTGACTTTGAAGCAGTAAAAACCCAATTTAAAACATATCTGCAATCTCAGACGCAGTTCAAAGACTACAACTTTGAAGGTTCTAACATGTCAGTAATGTTGGATGTGTTAGCATATAATACTTATCAGAACAACTTCTATTCTAATATGGCAATTAACGAAATGTTTCTTGACTCTGCAGTATTGAGAAATTCTATTGTTTCACACGCAAAAGAGTTAAACTACTTACCAGGATCAAGAAAGTCTGCAAAGGCTGTAGTTAAAGTAACGATTACTGATAGTAGTGCAGTTGGTCAAACAATTACTTTACCGCAATATTCGCCATTCACATCTAATTACAACGGTGAAAACTTTGAGTTTGTTACTAATGTAGCTTATGTCGCTAAGAAAACCGCACCGAACACGTTTGTCGCAGAAAATGTAGAAATTTTTGAAGGTCAGATGTTGGCAAGCTTCGAACGAGAAGGTTTCTTTGTTGACGAAGATGGCATACTAAGGGTTACTCTTTCAAACGAAAACGCAGACACAGACTCTATTGCCGTGTTTGTTGATGCTGAAGCTACAGAAGATGAAAACGTATTTGCAAGAAAGAACGACATCTTTGGCGTAGGACCAGCAGACAAAGTATTTTATATTGAACCATATATTGATGGTCGTTATACTATATATTTTGGCAACAATGTGTTTGGTTTTCAACCTCAAGAATTCGAAGATGTAAGAGTACGTTATAGAATTACGTCTGGTACTGAAGGAAATGGTGCATTTGCTTTCTCATTAGCCACTACTTTCGGTAGTGCGGTCGTTGAAACTATACAAAATGCTGCAGGCGGATCTGAAAGAGAAACGATGGAAAGCATTCGTTACTTTGCACCTAAGTCATTACAAATACAAGAAAGAGCAGTAACTACTTCAGACTATGAAATCTTATTAAAGCAAAACTTTCCAGAAATTCAGTCTGTAGCTGCTTACGGCGGTGAAGATTTAGAACCACCGCAATTTGGTAAAGTTGCTATATCGGTATATTTAGGACAAGGTCAAGAAAGTTTATCGACTACTCTTTCTAACACTTATATACAATTTTTAAAAGAAAGATCTCCTCTCGCTATTGAGCCGATTTTTGTAACATCTGAATTTTTATATGGTTGTACTACTGTCGACGTGTATTACAACCCTAAACTTACTCGCAAATCTTCTGGTGATATTGATACTCTTGTAAGAAATGCTGTTAAACTTTATTCAGATACGTATCTCGATGACTTCAATAAAACTTTAAGAATATCTAAATTAGCTTCAGCTATTGATGCTACTGATATTTCAATCGTAAGTACTGCAATAAGTGTTATGCCTTATATTGAATTCTCTCCTAATTTAAATGTATCTCTTAATCCTTCTTTCAAATTTGTTGCGAAATTAATTAAGCCGTACCCCTTCGATGAAGAAGATGGATTTACAAATTATAAACCTGCTATAAAAAGCGGTGTATATTCTATGAACGGATCGAACGTTTATTTGCAAGACGATGGTAAAGGAAACATGCAAGTTATCGCAGATGATATTGCAAATCCAAAAGTTGTTAAGCCTAAAGTTGGTACTATAGACTATAATACTGGTGAAGTTAATCTTGTTGGATTTATCACAGACGGATTTGTGGGTTCAGGAATTAAATTTATGGCAACTACTTTAAATAAAGATATTACTACTCCTAACGGTAGAATTTTTGCGATTAAAGATTCAGACGTAACAATTAATTTAATAGAGTCTAAATAACATGGCCTACGATGTAGAAAAGAATATCGCGTTTAAAATAGCACAACAGTTTCCTGCTATATATCGTGAAGAGCAAAGTGAATTAGTACAATTAGTTACAGACTATTATAGATTCATGGAGACTCAAACTAATCAAGCTGTTTATAATAGCAGAAGAATGTTTGAATACCGCGATATTACTACTACGCTTCAATCTATGATTATCTTCTTTCAGAAGAAATACTTAGTAGATTTGCCGTTATTAGAAGATGCAAGCGTTAGATTACTGGTAAAGAATATTCTTGCTCTTTACAGAAGAAAGGGTTCAGAGAACGGTATCGTATTATTCTTTAGAATGTTTTATAACGAAGATGTTCAGATATATAACCCTTCACAGAATATATTCAAACCTTCTGATTCAGATTGGCGTACAGGAGAATTCCTACAGTTAATTCCAAACAAACATGTATTTTATGCAAGAGACGGCGTTACGTTATATGACTATTCAGATTTATTGAACAAAAATATCGTTGGTTCGACATCTCATGCAAAGGCTGCAGTAGATAAAATCAACTTTATTCTTTTAAATAATACTCTAACACCTATTATATACATTAATCAAGTTAAAGGCCAATTTCAAAGATACGACGATATTGTTGCTAGAATAAATGGACAAGATATTTCGTTTGGTATTGTAAACGGTTCTGCATCTGGTGTAGTAATAGACTTAGATTACGGCGGTACTACCGGCAATAACATAGGTGATATTTTTAATATTACTTCTACTTACGGAAAAGGCGCAACATGTATTGTAACTGATACGCAAGATGAGTTTACAGGTATTGTAAACTATAATTTAACAGACGGTGGCTTTGGCTATACGATAGAAAATACGAAACTTATTGTTTCAGATCAAGTTTTAGTTTTAGAAAACGAACCTAATCTTTTCAATGAGCTAGAATATTTAACTGATCAATCAGGAAATCGGGGTAAAGTTATTGGCCAGAACGCTTCATCAGTAGGTTTACTTATGGATGTTGGTGATGAGTTTACTGGTAGCAGTGTAATAACCACAGAAGATAGAACACCAAACATAACAATTGATGATATTCTTACTGTATCACCGAAGAATAGCTCTTCACCAGGTCCTTTATACCCTGATACTAGCGATATTAATGATGTTAAAGTAGAAACTCTTACTAATATTCAAAATATCAGTCTTATTACAGACGTTATTTCTGGATTCTTAGCAGTACCTCTAAACTCTGCAAATTTCAATGCCGTTCCACCTGCTTCAGCACCAATGAGTGGTACAGCAAACCCAGTAACTTTAGCTACGCCTCTCAACACGGCTTTTGATTTAACACCGTTTAATATCGGCACAATTCAATCATTTGAAAATATCGATCCAGGCACAGGCTATGTAAATGATGTGTTTACACTGATACGTGATGAAGTTATGATAGCTTTTGAAAGATACGAGCAGATTATTATTGTTAATAATTTCAGTGCTCTCTTTTCGGTTGGCGATACAATTAGTCAAGCAAGCTCAGGAGTTTCTGGTATTATAACATCGATAAATGCTGATGACAGTTTTATTAAAGTAAGACCATTCGCTTATTACGGGTTCAACGAATCAAATATTTCTCATAAGGGAACATCGTATAGTGTCATTGCTACTGAAAGAGACTATGGCTCAGATCAGTATGGAAAAAACGCTGAGATGGAATCTCGAACGCTATTTGCTACTGGTAGAGTTTCAGAGGTTAAAATACTTAGCTCTGGTTTTGGTTACATCGATGGCGAAATAGTGTATTTAACTGATGATGACGGTAATAGAGTTGCAAGAGGTACCATGATAGCTGATGCACAAGGTATATCTGCTGGTTTCTGGGGTGGAGAAACATCACACATAAACGGTTATAAAGCCGATGGGTCATATTACGACTCAAGAAATAAACTACACGATTCTGATTTCTATCAAGAATATTCTTATGAGATTAGATCTACTGTAGATATAGAAACTTATAGAGAAACGCTTAAGCAAAACGTACACCTCGCAGGTACAAGATTATTTGGTAAGTTTAATTACAACAAGAAATCGACTGTAGGCTTAAAGTCTAGATTCTATGTAAATGTAAAAGAGGATCCATTAATAGGCGGAGATCCAATTGTTGGACCAAATCAACCAGGCGAACAGATTTATTATAGCAGTGATAGAAATACGATATCAGTGGACACTATCAATTTACGAGTTGATACCGCTTAGGATAAATAGATAAAAGACCTTAGGAGCATAAAATGGCTAAACAAAACATCGGAGTAGGCTCCACAGCAAACGACGGAACGGGAGATCCGTTGCGCAATGCTATGGTTAAAATTAATGCCAACTTTACAGAATTATACGACGGACAATTCGATGGTGCTTACGCATCATTAACTGGAGGACCTACAAGCTTATTATATTGGGTTAATGACGGTACTGCTGGGCAAGTAATTACTACAGACGGATCAGGAGTTTTAACGTTTCAGGATCAAGCAGCGGGTTATACAAACTCTAATGTTGATACACATTTAAATACAAGTACAGCAGCTAATAACCAAATATTATCTTGGGATGGCGCCGATTATGATTGGATTGACGCTGGGTCAGGTAGTGGCGGTTTATCTAACACAGAAGTTATAAACGTTGTAACTAGCTCAGATCTAGATATGGGCACCAACAAAATATTATTTAGTAATGTATACGCCGCAGAAGGTGATTTACCTTCTGCTAGTAGTTATCACGGCATGTTTGCTCACGTACACGGTACTGGTGCTGCTTATTATGCTCATAATGGTGCTTGGGTTCAATTAGCTAACAACTCAGACATCGGCGGTGGCGGAGGAGGCTCATTACAGTCAAGGACATCACCTAGCGGTTCAACTGCTTCTTTAGCAAATAACGCAAGTGGCGATCTTGATCTAACTGGATTTAAATCATATTCATTGTTTACTATCACAACTGACAGAGCTGCTTGGGTTAGGATTTATGCTAACGGCGCTACACGTACTGCAGATAATTCACGCGGCGAAGGTACTGATCCAACTCCAGATGCTGGCGTTATTGCAGAAGTAATTACTACAGGTGCTGAAACAGTTATAGTATCTCCTGGCGTTATTGGATTTAATCTTGAAGCAACACCTACGACATCTATACCATGCAGAGTTACAAACAAATCTGGATCAACGAGTGCTGTTTTAGTAACACTTAATATTCTGCAGTTAGAGGCTTAAGCG